CTTCCCCTTTGGAACTTAATCCATGCGAAAACTAAATAACTTCGCACCAGGAAGACAACAACTTAGTCTTCCTATTCTGTCTGACCTCCCAGCGCGTCCTAGAGACGAGTCTGTCGAGATACGCCTGAGAATACGGCGAACCTACTTTGGTCTTGCGACCACGTAGATGAGAGCTTCCTGCATTCAGGATAGCTCTTGCCGTTAAATCCTCGTCGTCCTCGCAGCTTCCGCCTTTCGGAAACAACGCATAGTTCAGATCCCACCTGGGATCTAGGGAGTCGGCAAACTTGAAGTCTGCCAACCCAGTCAGGCAAAACTGCTCATAACGTTGGAGATCCGCATTCCAGCGGAACCGGGATATCTCTCTACGAGATAATCCCCAGCGTCGATACTGTAATCTATCTACGGAAATACCAAGCTCGTTAGCTTGGTATACTTCATGCTTTGCAGCAAGAAGATCCGGTAGTCGATCCAGCTCGTTCGCCCCGACCAGTAAGCACCACGGACACCTGATGGCATCCGTTGTATACCCTACTGTCGGCCAATGGGACTCAATCAAGGTCCGCAGTTTTGCTATCGTTCGCGTCAGTTCCGGGTAATATATCGCTGCGTAGTTGTGAAGACCGACCCATGAGGGGAAGTCTTCATTGCGCATCGATGTTCTCTTCAGTTTCAGCGGAGTGACTTGGATGCCGTTAAAGGCATCCATACCACAGCTTTCTCTGAATGGACCCGAGACGAACGATTTCAGTCGATTGACCCTCAGGTTGTGAGCCTCAAGGGCGTTACACACCGCTTCGAAGTAACGTGTGGGGACAATAATGTCATCCCCGAACACGTTGATCTTCTTAGCATATCTGCGGAGTACGCACAGGCGTATCCGGTCCGTCGGGAGGTAGCCATCATAATCTAACATGGCTGCAACTGTAAGGACTATGCAGACGACAGAGAGGACCGAAAAGGTCTTACCGTCGCCCATCGGCGATAACATTGCCAACTTATGTCTCTTCCCATTTGGAAGCTCAACATAAGTAGGCCTTGTGCATGCTAACGCCAGGTAATCCTGGCGATGAAACAACATCCTGACTAATTCAAGAGGAACACGGTCACTCGCATCTTTAAGATCAAGTGTCGCCGCCTCTCGAGTCCCAGACGAGGCCAGCGCGGACTTCCGCGACGGGCCTTGGCTAGTCGGATTGTAAGCAAACCTTAACCACGATCTCTTAACCCAGTCTTTAATACAACCATCAATGCCAATTTGGCAAAAGATAGCTTCTTTCGGACTGATGAACACACCCCTTGGACCTTTAACAGTCTTAGGGACGAGTGCGAGACGAGCGATCACCAAACGCTCTTGCGAGCGAACTGATGAATGCTCCACGAAGTGCTGCCAGATCCTAGAGTTGGCGAAAAAGCCTTCCCAGGGGAAATGGAGCTCGAGTTGGTCGTAACCAGTGTTGAACCAGTTCTTGTCTGAACCACGTTCACCACCGTAGGTGGCCCCTGGGCCATGTCGCCCGAAACGTTGGATATTCTCCCAAGTTAGATCCAAAGCACTATCGTGCTTTGTACCTATTAACTCAGGTTTATTTCCGCAAGTTTCGGAGTCGATTATGGCATGAGAGCCCATCGAAGTACGTCGACAAATACTCTGTGCAAGTCGTGAGACAGGATTACTCCTATCCCAATGCCAGCTACGAGTACAAGCTTCGTTCTCGATAAACGATTGGATGTAGTTTTCTTCATGCTGTTGTGTAACAGGTGTTTCAATTTTAAGCGCAAAGCTTAGCAGTTGGTACACTTTACGGAACATCAGTGGATCGTCCAGTCCCCATACGCGCATCTTATTATGGTTAGTAATAAGGAACGTTTCATTGAACCGTCTAACCCACTGGTGGTATTCCACTAGTGTGAGCCAGCTACTGTAGCCAAGGCGCTTCTCGGTCAACGCGAGGAGACCATTTTTAAGGTTTCCAAGGTCGACTACTAAATCCACAGTGAAGGGCTTTAGTAGTTGCACACCGAGGTCGTGGCACAGGCACCCAAACAATGATATAATAATCTTATTCATATGATACCTTAGTTTATACTAGCACAACCCTATTGCGACACTTGATGCACCGCGCGAGTTTATACTTCGCCGCGATACATCGCCTTGAGCCCAGCATTGTCACCAGCTACAGCGTAGCCGATGAGTTTGTTCCAGGCTGCAAGATACTCCGCTTCTGTCACCGTGGCACCGTTCTCTGATTGAAGCTTCACACTGAAGCTATCGATAGAGATCACGTTGCTTTGGGCGTCGAGACGCGCGAGCGATTGGTCCAGGGCGGTCAACGACCGCTTAACTGGACTTTTCACCGTAATCGGCTGGTGGGCAATCCGAAGGCGTGTCGGAGAAACCGAGCTAATGCTCGTGTTCTGTCGGACGCTTTCTTTTGGATTAGCCGCCTGAATCCTAGCGAAGGCAACGGCAGAGCCGATGTCATCGCCAGTGATATTCGCCGGTACGATTGGTGTAACATTGATGTCGTCAGTCATGGGAGATGATCCGTGAGGATCGGGTTGAATCACACTTATCTGGGTGATCTCAGGCCTAACGCGATGAGGCAGGTTAAGAATAGATTCTTTCCTGTTACTCCTCGTATGCGCGTTGAATCAAGGGGGCTAGGCTGCTCCCTTCTGCTTCGTATATAACGCGAAGCAAAACGTCGAACAGAACCACTGTCCGGCCTTACCCATTTGTATTGACGACCAACGGCTTGGTGGCCGTAAATCTCTTTACAAATTTCGAGGTCGAATTTCTGCTCACACTCCACCTTCGTGGAAGTCCAGTAGGAACATTCCAGGTCGTTCTGACTATTCAGAAAAACCGTATCGAGTACATCATCAACTGATACGAACCAGTCAACCATAAAACTAAACGGGAGAATCTCCCAGGCTAGTCCTAAGGGATTACGACCGACCCAAGTATCAATTAAATCTGCAGCTTTCTGCCACCCTTCGTTGTAGAAGGGACGCTTGCGATCAACAACACGACACCCATCAACCCGAGTGCGAGTGAAGGTTTCTATTACAGCACCGTTATGGTACTGCATAGTCGCCTCTTTCGCATCCTGGCCACCGGGCTTGTACTGTTGAGTCCGCACGCGTTCGTCGCGGAATCGAACCGAGAATTCCTTGGAGCGGGGCTTACGCCCTTTACCAAGTATCTCATCGTGAACCGACTTCATATCACGTATAGTAGGGGCTATCCCATACTGTTGTGATAGTATGCCTTCTCTGATTGCCTCGAGTAAGCGCTTGCGCGCCCCTCCCGGCTTTTTAATCAGCAACTGAGGCATACGTAATAACGTATCCAGTGAATCCATCAATTTGCCCCTTCCTTTAAACAAACGGAAGAGGGCCGGCAACTCTCGGGCTTCATACAGTATCGTGCTTGAGTGAATCTGTTCGATTCTTCTCAAAACGGCTGCTGGGAGCGATCCAAGGCGATCCGGCAATGGACTGATAGGACACTGTTGTTCAACATCCATGGTTTTCAAGTTCTTCGCACCCAAGTTTTGGGCATCGCGTTGAAGTAAAAGCCAAGGAACAGGGGACTCGGCGTAAAGCCGATTCCCCGCATATTGCCATTCCGCATACAGGCTGGTTTTCCAATTGAGGACTCCTTTCGGATCCCAATGGGTCAACCGAGGCCAGCGCGGTAGATGGCGTATAATATGGTCTACGTTTTTAATTCCGTAGCCCGAGAGAACTTCATCGGACATTTCCGACGAATTACCAAACGGACCCTCAGTCCCGATCGGTGAGCCCGAGACAATGTAGTCTAAGACATTCGGATATCCATACCAATCCCCGTAATCGGGGTCGGCCTGGAACGAATTTCTATAGACTGTTAACACTGTTTCTGGGACTTCATTCGATGTTTCTGTTGGTTCGAGTTGGTTTCGAGTTCTCATATTATAAAA